ATTTACTTGTGCTATGAATAAAGAGAAAACTTGTGTTAATATTTATGATAAGAAAGGCTACGGAGATTTAGTAGCAACATGGTATGAATCAACTAAGGATTATAAGGAGAACAAAAATGGCTAGACAAATGTGGGATAGAGAAGAACGCTCAGAGTACAGAAAATTATTTAGAGAATATAAAAGAGAAGGCTTTGATGAAGATGAAGCAAAGAGATTAGCACGAGAAGATGTCAAAGAACTTATGGCAGAGAAGAGAAGTTTTGTTACTGAATTATATAATAATACTTTAAGAGAATTAGATTAATTAAAAAAGTTCTTGACAATATAGAAAAAGTACTGTAATATATCTATTAATATATATATATAATAATAATTATAATAATAATTATAATAATACTTAAAAGGAATTATAATGGCACAATGGATAAGTAGAGGTAAATGCCCTTGTGGTAAATCAAGTAAGGGTTATAATATTCATGCAGACGGTCATGCCTTTTGTTTTTCGTGTAATACTAGATTTAAAGGTGAGAAGGAATTTAAAATGCAAGCAGAAAATGTAGTGAATATAACAGAAAAAAAAGATCTATCCTGGACAGGTGAAGTAAGTGCCATACCAGATAGAAGAATAGATGAAGATGTTGTTAAAAGATATGACAGTTTAGTAAAAAAGAATAATGGATTTATTACACATCATATTTATAAATATTATAATATTGATGGTAGCCATACTGCTAGTAAGATACGACAAGTAGAAGGTAAAAAGATTTGGAGTGAGGGTAATATGAAAGATACTTTACTCTTTGGACAAAACTTATTTAAATCTGGTGGTAAAATAATTACTGTAACAGAAGGAGAGTTAGATGCCATGTCTGTTTATCAGATGATGGGTAAGAAATATCCTGCTGTATCTCTTAAAAATGGTGTACATAGTGCAGTACAAAATTGTAAAGATGTATTAGAATATTTACAATCATTTGAAACTGTAGTGTTATGTTTTGATAGTGATGAACAAGGCAAGAAAGCAACACAAGAAGTTGCCCAACTGTTTGAGCCTAACAAATGTAAGATTATGAAGATGGCTTTGAAAGATGCTAATGAATATTTAAAAATGGGAAGGGCAGTACAATTTACCAATGAGTTTTGGAATGCACAACCATATACTCCTGCAGGTATAACTAATCTTGGAGAACTTGGTTCAGCTTTATATGAAGAAAATTATTGTGAAACTGTATTATATCCTTGGACAAATATGAATACTAAAACATATGGTATGCGTACTGGTGAGTTGATTACATTCACATCAGGTGCAGGTATGGGTAAGAGTTCTATCATGCGTGAGTTAATGCACCACATTATGAAAAGTACAAAAGATAATATAGGTATACTAGCATTAGAAGAAAACATTAAGAACACAGCATTTAATATTATGTCAGTTGAAGCTGATGCTAGATTATATATTAAAGAAATTAGAGAAAAGTTTTCTCCTGAACAGTTAAAAGATTGGGAACAAAAAACTATTGGAACAAAAAGATTCTTTGCCTTTGACCACTTTGGATCTATTGGTAATGATGAGATACTAAGTAAGGTTAGATATATGGCTAAGTCTTTAGATTGTAAATGGATATTCTTAGATCACTTATCTATTCTTGTTTCAGGACAAGAAGATAATGGTGATGAAAGAAAGTCTATTGATATTTTAATGACAAAGCTAAGATCATTGGTGGAAGAAACAGGGATAGGTTTATTACTCGTTTCTCACCTACGCAGACCCACAGGCGATAGAGGACATGAAGATGGAAAAGAAGTTTCTCTATCACATCTTCGTGGGTCTGCAAGTATTGCCCATTTATCAGATGGAGTGATAGCATTAGAAAGAAACCAACAAGCAGAGGATGAGAACATTGCTAATACAACAACTATTCGTATCTTAAAAAATAGATATACAGGAGAAACAGGAATAGCTTGTCATCTACATTACAATAAAGATACAGGTAGAATGATACAAGTAGACGATCCTGCTGCAGGTGAAGATGATTTTTAATTTGACATTAACTATAAAGGTATGCTATAATGTGTAAAATGTGGAAACACTACTGCCCTATCGAAGAAACTGATATGGAGATAGGTGTAGATGAAGAATGTAATTGGTGTGGTGAAACAGAAGAAAGAGAAGAGAATGACAACAGCGATAGTTGATATAGAAACCAACGGCTTAAAAGAAGCTGTAATAAAAAATGGTAAGATAACAATACCAAAAGCAACGAAGATACATTGTATTGTTGCCAAGTGTTATGATACAGGCAGAACAAAAACATGGGTACAAGATGAATGTAAACAGTTTGCTGAATGGTCGAAGTTAATTGATACATTTATTATGCACAATGGTTTATCTTTTGATGCACCACTATTGAATAAGTTTACCAATTCAGATATCAAAGCATCTCAGGTAAGAGATACTCTTCTTGAATCACAACTGTTTAATCCTATAAGAGAGGATGGACATTCATTAGAAGCCTGGGGAAAGAGATTACATCAACCTAAAGGTGACGTTGATTCTTTTGAAGAGTATACTCCTGATATGTTAGACTACTGTAAACAAGATACTGAAATAACTTACATGGTAGCCAAACAATTAGAAGAAGATAAAAGAAAGTTCTCTAAAGAATCTTTACAGTTAGAACATAAAGTTAGACAGCTGTTAGATCAACAAGAAGAAAATGGTTTTGCTTTAAATTTAAAAGATGCTATGGTATTAAATGCACAGTTAAGTGATGAACTATATGAACTAGAACAATGGTCATTACAAACATTTGAACCTACCATCATTGAATTAAAAACAAAGACCAAAGAAATACCTTTTAATATTGCATCTCGTCAACAGATTGGACAAAGACTTATGGACAGAGGTTGGAAACCTACTGTAAGAACTGAGAAAGATCATGTTGTTGTTAATGAAGCTGTATTAAAAACTATAACAGAACCAGAACTTATTCCATTAGCTAAAAAGTTTATCAGATATTTTCTTATACAAAAAAGATCTGTTATGATTAGCTCTTGGATTAATGCCTGTCGAGATGATGGGAGAGTACATGGCAAGGTAATGACATTAAGAACTGTAACAGGTCGTATGGCACATCACTCTCCTAATATGGCACAGATACCTGCAGTTTATTCTGAATATGGAAAAGAGTGTAGAAGTTTATGGACAGTTTCTAATACTGATACACATAAATTAGTTGGTACTGATGCAAGTGGATTAGAATTAAGATGTCTTGCTCACTATTTAAGAGATGATAATTATACAGAAGAAATATTAAATGGTGACATACATACCAAGAACATGGAACTTGCAGGTATTAAAGATAGAGATCAAGCAAAGACTTTTATATATGCTTTTCTTTATGGTGCAGGTTCTGAGAAGATAGGAAGTATACTAGGATTAGATAAGAAAGCAGGAACAAAATTAATAAATAGATTCTTAGCTAACCTTCCATCATTACGAAGATTAAGATCAAGGGTTGAGAAGAGTGCTCGTTCTAAAACTCTTCGTGCTATTGATGGACGTATACTTCATATCCGTAGTGTTCACTCTGCTTTGAATACCTTATTACAAGGAGCAGGTGCAATCATTTGTAAACAATGGCTTGTACATATGATGGACAGAGTTAAAGAAAAACAATTAAATGTTAAATTAGTAGGGAGTATACATGATGAATATCAATTCGAAGTTATAAATAAAGATGTAAAAGAGTTTTGTAAGATAACAGATTTAGCTATTAAAGATACAGAAAAAACTCTGAAAGTTAGATGCCCATTAGATAGTGAATATAAAGTTGGAAAGACTTGGGCAGAAACTCATTAAAGTTCTTGACATTCTATTTAAAGTATGTCATAATAATGTTATTAAAATAAATAGCCAAAAGAAAGGATTTGATATGGCAAAAATGATAACAGGTACAGCTTACTTTGCTTCTGTTACAGAACCGAACACTAACTTTGAACCTGTATGGTCAATTAATGTTTGTGATCTTGATGAAGAAAGTATGAAAACTGTAGTAGAAGATGGTTTAATTCTTAAACCTGCTAACGATAAACATCCAACAGATTATGTTGTGATTAAACAGAAAGTAAACAATCCAAAGGGTGGAAGATTTAATGCTCCAGTTGTAATGGATGCTGCCAAAGAGCCCTGGGACGGAAGAAAGATAGGCAATGGTTCTAAAGTTCGTGTGTTATATAACCCTAGAGCTTGGACATATGCTGGTAATGAAGGGGTTACTGCAGACCTAAAGAAGGTACAGATCTTAGATTTAATACCTTATGCAGATGCATCAAGCACAGATGAGTTTGATGTTGAAGAAGGTGGGTACACTATACCATCACAACCTAAAGATGCTTTTGCTGCATCTTAATTTTATAAGGAGCAAGGGGTATTATATTTATTTATAGTACCCCTTTATTTATAGTATGAAAAAAATTGAAACTTTAGTAGAAGATATTAATAAATTATTTACATCAGAAGATCCACCCATTCCTGAGAAAGAAGTGGATAATTTGATAGATACTTTTGCTGTATCTATTAAACAACATTTAAAAACATTTCTATATGAGATGCCAAGAGCAAATAAAAATTTAAGGTTATCTGTTATTGGTAGACCAGATAGACAATTATGGTATGATATTAATGAACCAAATGAAAAACCATTATCTTCTAGTTTAAGAATTAAATTTTTATATGGTTATCTTTTAGAAGAGTTATTAATATTATTATCATCTGTTGCAGGACATAAAGTTACACATGAACAAAAAGAAGTTACTGTTGCAGGTATAAAAGGACATCAAGATTGTATGATTGATGGTGTTCTTGTTGATTGTAAAAGTGCATCATGGCGAGCCTTTCAAAAGTTTAAGAACAATGCTATATCTGAGGATGATCCCTTCGGTTACATAGCACAGATCTCTGCGTATGCTGAAGCTAATGGTGTAGATAGAGCAGCTTTTTTAGCTATTGATAAACAAAGTGGAGAGATATGTTTATCTCCTGTTAATTCATTGGAAATGATTAATGCAAAGAAAAGAATTACACATCTTAAAAAAATTATCAAACATAAAACAGCACCTAGTAAATGTTTTGATGACCTGCCTGAAGGTAAGTCTGGGAATCGTAAGCTT